ACTATGAAGTGATTGCAAGAATCATTGAACAAAGGTCACATCATAAGTTGGATGAATGGCATCAATTAATTGACGTTCTTGGCGGTCTTCCTTACATGCAGGAATTGATGAAATAACTGTTCTTGGTGTTCTTGGTGCTTAGAATTTTGACACCACCAAGAACAGTATACAGCAGTAGTTGAAGGGTGTGCAAGAACAACAAAGAACACTAGCAAGAACAGCGAAAAGCCTTTATTTAAAAGGGTTTTAAGACTTCTGTTCTTGGTGTTCTTGGTGTTCTTGGTACTTTTCACTTTTAAATAAAAATAGTAATTTTATCAATATTTACTATGTATTTATATGATTTTAGGTGAAAAAAAAATAAATATATAGTAGTAGTGTTTTAGCAAGAACACCAAGAACACAAAAGACAGGTGATGAATAAATGACAGCTAAAGAATACTTATCGCAAGTTCAGGAACAGAAAAATAAAATCCTTGAACAAGAAGAATACATTCAGAGATTAATAGCAACTTTAGATGTTGCAGGAATCAGATATGACAAAGAAAGGGTTCAGACATCACCTGACCCTGATAAAATGGCACATATATTTTCAAAAATATTTGAACAGGAAGAAATTCTTGAAGATATGAAAAAGGTATTTGTTGATTTCAGAATCAAAGTAATTGATATGATTCATCAGATAGAAAATGATATTTTTAGAAAAATATTGAATATTGTTTATATTGATGGCAAGAACTTAAAGGAATGTGCAAAAGACATAGGATTCAGTTATGATTATGTCAGAGAAATGCATATTCAAGCATTAAGCGCATTTGACGAAAAGTTCCCACAGCAGTCAGGTTGTAACCCACACTAATGATATAGTATACTATATCATGTAATAAGTATGTCTAAAGAAAGACACCACCTTAAAAAAAGGGCAGGTGTCTTTTTTGAATTGGTAAAATAGAAAGGAAGGGGGTGTCAGGATATGGGATGACAGCAAAACAGAAAAGATTTTGTGAAGAATTTGTAAAGACAGGAAATGCTACACAATCAGCAATTAGTGCAGGATATTCTGAAAAAACTGCAAATGAGCAAAGTTCAAGGTTGTTAACAAAAGTTAGTATCAAATCTTATATACGTTCTTTGCAAGATGAAATCAAAAATGAAAACATCCTTGATGCTACAAAGATGCAGGAAGTCCTGACATCTATCATACTTCAGGAATCAGAAGAAGAAGTGATTGTTGTTGAAGGATGTGGTGATGGTATGTCTGAAGCAGTGACAAAAACAAAGACAGCATCCAATGCTGATAGAATCAAAGCTATTCAGCTTCTTGCAAGAATGCAGGGGGCATTGGATAACACAGCAACAGTGAATGTCATACTTCCTGTGTTTGGTGGTGAAGATGACCTTGAAGAATAGCAAAGGCAAAGGAAACCGACAAGCACAGCTAAAAAGAAGAAGACAGAGACAGAAGAATCAAGTCCCAAGAACCAAGAATTCTTATTGGTGCATTGATGGAAATTTCACTAATCATCCTGTTGCTTACTGCACACATTATCATGGTGTATTGACACAGGGATTGATGGATGTACATAAATGCAAGGAACATGGATGTTTCAGGTTAAGGGAAGGTGATAAATTTGAATAAGAAATATTATTACCTGCCCGATATTGTTGGAAAAGGATATAAACGATTTTGGAACTTCAAAGGAAGATACAGAGTTGTAAAAGGAAGTCGTGCTTCCAAGAAATCCAAGACAGCAGTTCTTTGGTACATTTACAACATGATGAAATATCCTGAATCAAATCTGTTGGTTATCAGAAAGACCTTCAGAACTTTGAAAGATTCCTGTTTTGCTGATTTGAAATGGGCATGTCACAGATTTGGTGTTGACAATTTGTGGCAGTTCACATTGTCACCTTTGGAAGCAACCTATCTTCCAACAGGTCAGAAGATATATTTCAGGGGGCTTGACGATCCATTGAAAGTCACATCCATTGCAGTTGATAAAGGCTGTCTGTGTTGGATGTGGATTGAAGAAGCATATGAGATCATGTCTGAATCTGATTTTGATATGTTGGATGAATCAATCAGAGGTGAATGTCCTGACGGATTATGGAAGCAGATAACACTGACTTTCAACCCTTGGAATGAGCATCATTGGATGAAGAAACGATTCTTTGACAATCCTGACCCTGATACACTTGCATTGACAACAAACTATTTGTGCAATGAATGGTTGGATAAAGCAGACTTGCGTGTGTTTGAAAGGATGAAGAAGAACAATCCAAGAAGATATGCAGTTGCAGGTCTTGGTGGATGGGGTATTGTTGATGGTCTTGTATATGAGAATTGGAAAGAACAGGCATTCACACTTGATGATGTAAGGAACTGCAAAACAAGATGTGGACTTGACTTTGGTTATACAAATGATCCTTCAGCAGCACCAATCATGTTTCTTGATTTGGAAAACAAGAAACTGTATGTGTGGGATGAACTTTATAAAACAGGTTTGTCCAACAAGAAGATATATGAAGAACTGTCATCAATGGGGTATGGAAAAGAGAAATTCACAGGTGATTCTGCTGAACCAAAGTCCATTGATGAATTGAAATCCCTTGGACTAAGAATCAAGGGGGCAAAGAAAGGAAAAGACAGCATCAACAATGGGATTCAGTGGATTCAGGATTTGGAAATCATTGTTCATCCAAGATGTGTCAATTTCCTGACAGAGATATCAAACTATACTTGGGATAAAGATAAATTTGGAAACAAACTGAACAGACCGATTGATGATTTCAACCACTTAATGGATGCAATGCGCTATGGGTTGGAAGATGACATAATTGGAAATGCTTGGTTGTATTAGAAAGGATGGTGAAGAAATGTGTTAAAGGAAGATGAAATTCTGAAGTTTATTCAGGAAGACAAGGTGTCAACTAAGAAACATCTTGCTTCAATTGGTCAAAAATACTATGAAGCTGAACATGACATCATGCATTACAGGATGTTTTACTTCAATTCTGATGGAAAATTGGTTGAAGATACAACAAGAAGCAACGTCAAGATTTCACATCCATTCTTCACTGAATTGGTTGATCAAGCAGTGCAGTACATGTTATCGGGTGAAAATGGAATTGTTCATTCTGATATTCCTGAACTTCAGACAAGATTGGATGAATACTTTGATGATGACTTCATCTGTGAATTGAATGATGTTCTGACAGGTACAATGGCAAAGGGATTTGAATATATGTATGCTTACATGAATAAAGATGGAAAGCTGTCATTTGAATGTGCTGATTCACTTGGTGTTGTAGAAGTCAGAGAAAAAGACACAGATGATGGTTGTGCCTACGTCATCTATTGGTATGTGGACAAGCTAACAAAGGAAAACAAGGTCATCAAAAGAATTCAGGTATGGGATGAAAATCAGACAGTATTCTATGTGCAGGAAGAAGAAGGAAAGCTGATTCTTGATGAATCAGAACCAATCAATCCAAGACCACATGTGATCTATAAAAAAGATGGTGATGAATCCATCTATTATGAAAATTTTGGTTTTATTCCATTCTTTAGGTTGGACAATAACAAAAAGCAATGGTCAGGACTGAAACCAATCAAGGATTTGATTGATGACTATGACATCATGTCATGTGGTCTTTCAAATAATCTTGCTGATTTTGATTATCCATTGCATGTGGTTAGAGGATTTCAAGGTGACAATCTTGATGAACTTCAGCAGAATCTGAAGACCAAGAAGATGATTGGTGTTGATTCTGATGGTGGTGTGGAAGTCCACACAATAGATATTCCATATCAGGCACGACAGGCAAAGATGCAGGAAGATGAAAAGAACATTTATCGTTTTGGAATGGGATTTAATTCTGCGCAGCTTGGTGATGGCAATGTGACCAATGTTGTTATCAAATCAAGATATGCACTTCTTGACCTGAAATGCAACAAACTTGAAATCAGGCTGAAACAGTTCTTGAAGAAAATATTGAAGGTAATCATTGATGAAATCAACAGAATTGACGGAACTGATTATCAGGTTGCAGATGTTTGGTTTGATTTCAAAAGGGAAGTCATGACCAATGCACAGGACAATGCACAGATTGAACTGACTGATGCACAGAAACAGCAGACGCAGATCAATACAATACTGTCACTTCAGAATGTCCTTGATGATGAAACAATCATTCAGAACATTTGTGATATCCTTGATATTGACTATGAAGATATCAAGGATAAACTTCCTAATGAAGATGTGTATGCTGATAACAAGACAGCACAGACCATCTTGGAAGGGTCATCTGAAGGTGGTGAACTGAATGGATGATGCAATCAGACAGATGACCAAAGCACAGTTGAAAGAAGAAGAACGTGCTTTGAAAGAAATCAAAAAGATGTATGAAAAAGCAAGGAAAGATGTAGAAGCACAGATTTCTGCTTTGAATGCTAGAAAGGACATGCAGAACCTACAATCAATCATCTATCAGAAAAAATATCAGGAAGCAATCCTGAAACAGATTGATGGTGTTCTTGATGAACTTAATAATGGACAGTTTGAGACTACACAGGACTTCCTGAATTCATCATATTCCAATGGATATATTGGAATGATGTATGATTTGCAGAAGACTACAGGTTGTACTGTGGTCATGCCTATTGACACAAAACAGGTCATCAGGGCAATCAAAACAGATTCCAAGCTTTCTGAAAGGTATTATCAGAACAGGGAACTTCCTGAAAATCTGTCAGTACTGAAAAGGAACATCAGACAGCAAATCACAAGGGGAATTGCTTCTGAAAAGACTTGGACTGAAGTTGCATATCAGATTGCACAGGGGATGAATTCCCCATTCAACAAAGCAATGTCTGATGCAATGCGAATTGTCAGGACAGAAGGACACAGGGTGAATCAGGAAGGTTTCCTTGACGCAGGTACTGAAGCGAAAAACAAAGGTGCTGACATTGTAAAACAATGGGATGCGACCTTGGACAGGAAGACAAGACCATGGCATCAGGAAGCAGATGGTCAAATCAGGGAATGGAATGAATACTTCATTGTTGGTGGTGAAAAGATGAAAGCACCATCAGTTGGTGGTTCTGCAAGGAATGTCTGCAATTGCAGATGTCAGCTTCTACAAAGGGCAAAATGGGCATTGGATGAAGCTGAACTGAAAACCCTTCAGGACAGAGCATCATTCTTTGGATTGGACAAAGAACAGTCCTTTGAAGACTTCAAACAGAAGTATTTACAACTGCCAAAGAATGCTGATACAATGAAATTGAAAGATGCTCTTAGTGTGCCTGTTAAATCTACAGATGCACATTATGATGCATTACTGTCTAAACTAAGTGAAATGAAGGTTGCATATAACCCTGTGAGAAACCACACAAAACAGTTATCTGATGAAGAAATCATCAAGATTCTTGCAGGTGGTGACAATACGTCAGGTTCATGTGCATCTGTTGGTCTTGCTTACATTGGACAGAAACAAGGATGGGATGTTCTTGATTTTAGGGGAAGCAAAAGTCGGGAATTCTTTTCATTAAAAGTTAATTTATTTAATTTGTCAAAAGCAAATGGAATGAAAGCCTTGAAAGCTGATGGAAAATGTTCATTAACTGTTGGAAACAGGCTTTTGAAAAAGGTGGAAACAGGTAAAGAATATTATTTATGTGTTGGACAACATGCTTCTATCGTAAGGAAAACAGAAGATGGAACACTTCAATATTTGGAATTACAGTCAGCATATAATAGTGGATGGACAGACTTCAATGGAAATCCTAAAAATACACTTCATGACAGGTTTGGATGCACTTCAATATCTGATTATGGTACATCTTCCACTTATGATTTCATGCTTGATTTGGAAGACAGTGATTTTTCAACAGATGATTTCAAATCTTTGCTTGGTTACATCAACACATCTGATTCAGAACAGAAGAAAGGAAAATATGGAACAATCAAGTAAATGGTATAAGAACAATCCTGATGACAAGATATGGTGGTTAAACAATCCCAAAGTAACAGGTGAATGGATCTTTTCTTTTGATAAGAAAACTGAATTCAATATGTTCAGAGATTACCCACATGCATTGACATCAGAACAAAAGAAAATCTTTGATGATGAAAATCCATATTGGAAGGAATTCTTTAAAGATAGAACACAGTAATTTAAACACCTTGGAAACAGGGTGTTTTTATTATGTCCTGAATATGACATAAAACTGTTCATGTCATTCCATGGGTGACCATGTAAAACATCAGTGACTGACAGTCACATCCAAGACATAACTTGTAAAAATTGTAAATGTGAAAGGAAGGACTAAACAATGACATTACAGGAATTATTGAAAGCACAGGACTTGACTGATGAACAGGTAAAAGGAATTCTTGATGCTATGAAACAGAACAAAATCTATACTGCATCAGAAGAAAATCTTGATGTAAGATATGGAAAATTAAAAACTGATCATGAAGCAATGATTGCAAAGGATGCTGAAAGTCAGAAACTTATTGCAGAACTTCAGAAAGCAACTAAAGGTCAGGAAGATGTGCAGACAAAAATCAAAGAGTATGAAGCAACTATTCAGAAACAGCAGGAAGAACTTGTTGAAGAAAAAACAGAATCTGCATTGAAGATTGGTCTTCTTTCAGCAGGTGCAAAGGCAACCGACATTGATTATCTGATTTATAAAATGAATCATGACAGTGATTGGAAACCTGAACTTGGTGAAGATGGACAGGTCAAAGGTCTTGATGACAAGCTAAAAGGACTGAAAACACAGTTTCCAAGTCAGTTTGAATCAACTTCTGCAAAAAAGATTGAAGAAAAGAAACTTGGAAAGCCTGAACAGAAAGATACAATCACAAAGGAAGATTTCAATAAGATGGGATATCAGGCAAGAAACAAGCTGTTCAATGAAAATCCTGAATTATACAAAGAATTATCAAGCAATTAAGAAAGGTTAAAAGGTGAAAAATTATGCCAAGTACAACAACTAAATTATCTAATATTATCAATCCTGAAGTCATGTCTGACATGATTGAAGCAAAAATTGAAGCACAGTGTAAGATTACACCATATGCACATGTAAACACAGATTTACAGGGAACAGCAGGTGACACAATTACAGTTCCTTCTTGGAATTATATTGGTGATGCAGAAGACTTTGATGTTGAAAAGGCATCTGACACAAATGCTGAAGTTGAAACAACAAATCTTACAGCAGGAAGCACAACATTTACTGTTAAATGTGCAATGAAGGCTGTTTCTATCTTACAGACTGCAATCAACAGTGGTCTTGGAAATCCAATTGGTCAGGCAACTTTACAGTTAGCAAAATCTATTGTCAACAAAGTAGACAATGACCTTATTGATGCTATTTATAAAAAGATGACTGCTGAAAAAGATAAATGCATTACTGCTGATGAAAAAGCAAATTATGTCAACTATGATGGAATTGTTGATGCAGTAACTAAGTTTGAAGATGAAGAAGATGGAATTGAAAAAGTTATGTTCATCCATCCAAAACAGGAAAAATCACTTCTTACTGATGCAGATTTCATTTCTGCTGATAAGTTTGAAGCAGGTGTTGCAGTCAATGGTTCTATCGGTAAGATTGCAGGCTGTTGGATTAAGAAATCCAAGAAAGTAAAACAGGAAGAAACAACTAACTGTTGGTTAAATCCTATCATCAAGCTTGAACCTGATTCTGCTGAAACAGAGTACACAGAAGATGAACTTCCTGCATTAACTATCTTCTTGAAGAAAGATACACAGGTTGACCATGAATGGTTTCCTAAGAAACAGAAGCATGATATCACAGCTTCTAAATACTATGGTGTTGCAGTGACAAATGCATCTAAACTTGTTGTTGCAAAATTCAAGGGTGATGCACCTACTGCTTAAGTGAAAGGCGGTGAATCTGATGATTGTATCAGTTGATGATATTGCATCCATGCCTGACTTCACAGGGCAGGATGCAAATATGCTTCAGAAAAAGCTGAATGCATTGGAACTGATAATCAGGAAGTACACCAACAACAACTTTCAGAATAGGGGCATCAGATTCACAGGAAACAGTCTGAATGACAGAATCTTTGGTGGTCATCCATTCATCAGAGTGGGTGACACCATTCAAATTTCAGAATCTGAAGTGAATGACGGTCTTTATGTAGTCACAGAGATTGAAAAAGATTTTATCAGAGTTGACAAAGAACTTTACACAGTGGATTCCAACATGGTCACAAAAGTTGTCTATCCTGAAGATATTCAGATTGGAATCATCAATCTTCTGAAATATGAAGTTGAAATGCGTGATAAAGTTGGAATCAAGTCTGAAACAATATCAAGACATTCTGTGACCTATGTTGATTATGATGCAAATAACCAAGTGATGGGATATCCTGTTTCCCTGCTTGGTTTTTTAAAACCTTATATGAAAGCAAGATTCTAAATGATATCACTTGGTGGAAATACAACTGCATTGATTCAGGTGAAAGATGAAGGTAAAAAGAACATTATTGGTGAAAAGGAACATATGTGGACGGATGTCGCATCACTGAAAGGTTGGTTGGACTTATCAAACGGTCAGAATGACATTAGTAAATACAGTGCAAAGGTGCAATCTTCTACACATGTTTTCATTTGTGATTTCAAATCCTTCAAAAATCTTTCAAAGAAATGGGTTTATGACCCATTTAGTCTGAAAACAGGTGTGATTCAGTCTGAACAGGATGAAACAAAGATTGATGCAACATCTGAAAATGCAAGAATGATTATTGATGGGGTTGAATATCATATCTTAATGATTGATGACCCTGTTGGACTGCATCAGCACTTGGAAATCATGCTTCAGTATGTTGGGGGTGGTTTAGGTGTCTAAGAATGTAGAATTCCATAGTTATTCAGTGAATGTGAAAATAGCACTGAAAGATAAGGCAATTGCTTTTCTTCATGAAATTGGTGGTGAAATCAGGTCACAGGCACAAAGAAACAGCAGAAGAAAGACATCACAGACAGCAGGTTCTTATCAATACAAGGTTGATGAAGATGAACTTGCAGTTCATATTGGTTCAGATTATTGGAATGCAATCTATGAAGAATTTGGAACAGGTGAACATGCAATCAATGGTGATGGCAGAAAAGGTTATTGGGTCTTTGTTGACACAGGTGGAAAACCACAAGCACCAAAAGGTGGGAAGACATACACCAAGGAAGAAGCAAAAAGAGTTGTTGCTATTATGAGAAAGAAAGGACTGAATGCTTATTATACCAATGGTAAAAGAGCAAACAGACCTTTGTACAAAGCATTCACAGCAACAGAAGGAAAGATTAAATCTGTTGCTGAAAGATATTTTGGGGGTGTTTGATAATGACAATTGAAGGTCTTAATTATATAAGCAACCTATTAGAATCATTGAACATTCCCTATGAATTCATGGAATGGACTTCTGATATTCCTGAAACATATTGGATTGGTGAATATCAGGAAATAGAACCATTGAATGAAGATGGAATGGAAGAATGTAATTTCATTCTGACAGGTAACACAAAAGGAAGTTTTCTGAATCTTGAAAATGTCAATGAATTACTGAAGGACACATTTGGATGTGATGGAATGACAGACATCATGAAAAGTGGTTCAGGAATTGCAATCATGTATGTGACAGCATATCCTGTTCCTTCAGTTGAATTTGGTATTCATAGATTAGAAATAACATTAAGAATAAAAGAATGGAAGGTGTAAAACATGGCAAAGTTTGGAAAAACAGGTGTGACATCTGACACACCTAAAAAGATTCTGTTTGGTGCAGGTACGATTCATAAGAATGTGACTTATGATGAAAGTTCCAAGAAATGGAATTTTGAAAATTCAATTATGGGTGCAACACAGGGTGGTTCTAAGATTACAATCACACCTGAATTTGCAGACATTGAAGCAGATGGTGCAATGGTTGCGGTCAAAGGTCTTAAAGTCAAGACAGGTGAAACTGCTGAAATGGAAATCAATTTCCTTGAAATCACAAAGGACATTATCAAATCAGCAATCATTGGTGTTGAAGGGACTTCTCAAGATACCAATTATGACCTGATTGAATCAAAGGCAGATGTTGAAGATGGTGATTATCTTCAGAACATTGCTTTTGTTGGTAAGACGTTAGGCGGTAAAAATATCATTGTCATCATGGAGAATGCACTTTGTACAAGTGGACTTGAATCAAATGGTGAAAATAAGAAAGAAGGGGTTGGAACATATAAATTTGCATGTCATGCAGACCTTGATTCTGACCTTGACACTCTTCCTTATCACATTTATTATCCAAAAACACTTGCGTAATTAGAAAGGATGGTTTTGAACAATGGCAAAAGTAAAGGTTATAAACGAATTCAATGACAGATACACAGGGAAGCTTCACAAGATTAATGAAGTGTTTGAAGCTGATGACAAAAGAATTTCTGAAATCATGGAAGTTTCAAAACATCTGATTGAAGTGCAGGAAGACAAAGCACCTGCAAAGAGAACAAGAAAGAAAGTGGGTGAAGATTAATGGAATTTGAACTTAGAACGTTGAAATCTGATGACTTATTTCCAATGTTTGGGATTCTTTCAAAGATTGGTTTCAAGGATCTAAAGGAAATCATCACACCTGATAAGATCAAGGACATGAAGTCAATGATTAGTCAGAATGATAATGAAGATGAAAACACAGATGCTACAACAATGCTTGGTGTATCTGTTGTGATGGAAATTGTATCTATCATCATGAAGAATCTTCCTTCCTGCAAAAATGAAATTTACACTTTCCTTTCAGGTCTGTCAGGAATGACAGTCAAGGAAATCGCAGAACTTGATATGGTAACTTTCACTGAAATGATTGTTGCTGTTGTTCAGAAGCAGGAATTCAAGGATTTTTTCAAGGTTGTTTCAAAATTGTTCAAGTAAACCATCTTACTTTTATGGACTTGCTATTCAGAGAATATGCAAGTCCATTTATTTTGCTTGATAAGGTGATTGGTGCAGGGCAATTGATGGACTTCTTGGAAGTATTTGATGAAAAACAGCAGCACAATGAACTTTGGGAATTCTATATTCACAAACTGCCACCTTGGGATGAAAGAACATTTGAACAGTTCAAGCATGATTTGAAAATTGGGAATAAACCAAAAATTGAAAGACCAACAAATGAACAGCTTGAAGCAACCATAAAAGATTCTTATAAAATCATGCAAAATTTTGAAATCAAAAAGGAAGGGGGTTAATTGATTTTGGAGTTGTTTAAACTTGTTGGAAGTATTTTTATAAACAATAAAGAAGCAAACAGTCAGATTGATGAAACCAATACCAAATCACAAAATCTTGCAAGTAAGATTGGTTCTGCTATGGAAACAGCAGGAAATAAAATCACAGGTATTGGAAAAGCAATTGCACCTGTTTCAGCACTTCTTGGAACTGCATTGACTGCATCAACAAAGTCAGCATCAGACTTTCAGAATGGCATGGCAAAGATGTCAACCTTGTTTGATACATCCAAGACTTCAGTTAGTAACTTATCCAAGGAATTCTTGACCCTATCCAATAAAACAGGTTTGTCTGCATCAGAACTTGCTGAAGCAGGATATCAGGCACTGTCAGCAGGTCAGAGTGTAGACCATGTTGGAAAGTTTGTTGAAACAGCAGGAAACCTTGCAAAAGCAGGTTTTACAAG